ATTAAAAGGGAATTAAATATAGATCCTAATATAATTATAGGACCGGATCATTTAACACCTTTAGCTAATAAAGGAAGAGCTATTGCAAGAAATATACAAACACAATTAAATCAAGGTTTAACTCCTAGATATGGTGAACAGTTTAGTTACAGAATTCAAGGTGCTGAAGATTATTATGAAGATGTTGCTTATATTAAAAAAATTCCATTTAATAAAGATATAAAACCAGGAGTACTATCTGCACAAAAACATTATGAAACAGTTAATGGTGAAATTTTCAAAAATCAAATTTACCATAATAGATATGCAAAAAGATCTTTAGAAGGTAACCCCAATAAAAAAGTTTTTTCTATTGATGAAATACAATCTGATATTCAAGCAGTTGCTTTTCCAGCAGATCCAACAAGATCTAAAGTTGTAAATCCTTTTAATAGTGAACAAGAGTTTAATCAGGCAAACATAGCATTAAATAATTTAAAAGACAAAATGAAAGCTATAACAAGTAAAGGTGCAGCAATTACTGAAAAAGATAAATTTGATTTTAGAAAGCTATCTTCTAATTTTGAAGAACTTAGAAAAAAAACTATCAACGCTTCTAACGTTGCTAAAATTCAAGAAAAATATGGTAGAGATTCAACTATTCCTTATTTACCATTTTTTGACAGATCTTCATATGGTGATCATGCACTAAAACAAACATTAAAAACTGCAGCCGAAAATAATGTAGAGTGGGTTGTTGTTAATCCAGTTGAAAGATTACACGCACTTAGAAATTTAGGACGAGATGGTGATAAAGCTTATTATGGAAAATTAGGAGATTGGGAATTTTATGGTGATGCTGGTGGTAGAGCTGGAAGACTAGGGGTAAGCGCAAAATCTGATAGAGCTGGAGAAATAAAACTTACAAATCCTAAGCAGTTTGCAATTTTACCTGATCGTATGAGAGATTTAGCAAGACAATATAATTCTGAAGCAAAAACAATTAATGTATCTTTATCTGATCCAAACAAACCTTTTAAAATTGTTGAAAAGTTAAATTTTGATGACAAACAAGCAACAGCTTTAGGTGTACCAAAACAATTAAGATATCAACATTTAGCTGCTTTTAAAACAAAAGAAGAAGCATTAGCTTGGCAAAGTATCACTGGAAAAAGTGGACAAATAGTTGAAATGAAAGCTAACGATCCAAATCTTTATTATCCTGCCTTTGGTATTAAAGTCACTGATACAATGAAAGGTACACCCTTTAAACTATACAAAAAAGAGGGCGGTCTAGTCGTTAATATATTTGCGTGATATTATAATCTTTGTTATAACAAATCACTAAATCATGGCTGAAATAGATAAAAATAATCCAACTCAAGATCCTATCCTTGAAGAAAAAGAAGTTGATATAGAAATTGAAACCCCAACTGAAGAGGGTGAAGTCGAAGAAACTACAGAAGAAACAGCAGATGATTTTTATAAAAATTTAGCTGAAGACATGGATGATACAGTATTGTCCAGAATGGCAGGAAGTTTAATTCAAGATTATAGAAAAGATAAAGTTTCAAGACAAGATTGGGAACAGACGTACACACAAGGTCTAGATTTACTAGGGTTTAAATACACAGATCAAACTAGACCCTTTCAAGGAGCATCAGGTGTAACACATCCATTATTAGCTGAGTCAGTTACACAATTTCAAGCACAGGCTTACAAAGAATTATTACCACCTGAAGGACCTGTAAGAACACAGGTTGTTGGAGCTGCAACTCGAGAAACTGTAGAACAAGCACAAAGAGTTGAGGATTTTATGAACTACATGTTGATGGATCAAATGCAAGAATACACTCCTGAGTTTGATCAACTATTATTTTATTTACCAATATCAGGATCTACGTTTAAAAAAATTTACTACGATGAAATAATGCAAAGAGCAGTTGCTAAGTTTGTGCCCGCGCAAGACTTAGTAGTTCCTTATTATGCAACTGATTTAAAAGATTGTGAAAGAATTACTCACATTATAAAAATGAGTGAAAATGAAGTTCTTAAAAAACAAAAAGCAGGATTTTATAGAGATGTAGAACTATCTGTTAAGAGACCAGAAGAAAGTAGTTTAAAACAAAAATTAGATGAGATTGAAGGTGTCAAACCTGCTGGAGATACAGAGTTTCAACATAACATATTAGAGATGCATGTTGATTTAGACTTAGAAGAATATGAAAAAAATCCAGACAGAACTAAAAAAAATAAAAATATAAAAATTCCTTACATTGTAACGATTGATGAAGGCTCTCAAGAAATTTTATCTATCTATCGTAACTATGATCCTGAAGATGAACTAATGAAAAGAACAGAATATTTTGTTCATTATAAATTTTTACCAGGTTTAGGTTTTTATGGATTTGGTTTAATACATATGATAGGTGGATTATCACGAACAGCCACTTCAGCACTAAGACAATTGCTTGATGCAGGTACCTTAGCTAACTTACCAGCAGGATTTAAGTCACGAGGCATAAGAATTCGTGATGATGACCAACCTTTTCAACCCGGTGAGTTCAGAGATGTTGATGCGCCAGGCGGAAATATTAAAGATCAGTTCCAACTTTTACCTTTTAAGGAGCCAAGTCCAACTTTATTTCAACTTTTAGGCTTCTGTGTTCAAGCTGGGCAACGTTTTGCATCTATTGCAGACATGCAATTAGGTGAAGATACTGCAAACAGGGCTGTTGGAACGACAATTGCACTCTTAGAACGTGGTTCAAGAGTTATGTCAGCTATTCACAAGCGAATTTATTACACAATGAAGCAAGAATTTAATCTTTTGGCTGATGTTTTTGCAACTTATTTGCCTCCAGTGTATCCATATGCAGTTACAGGAGCAGATCGACTTGTAAAAGTAGAAGATTTTGATGATAAAGTTGATGTTATCCCAGTTGCAGACCCAAATATTTTTTCAATGGCTCAAAGATTTACACTTGCACAAACTCAATTACAAATTGCACAGTCAAATCCGCAAATGCATGACCTAAGAGAAGCATATAGACGTGTTTATGAAGCAATTGGCACAAGAGAAATAGATTTATTGATGCCACCACCACAAGAACCCTTTCCACAAGACCCTGCATTAGAAAATGCAAGAGCATTAAAGATGGAATTATTAAATGTTTTTCCAGAACAAGACCACGATGCACATATTTCGGCTCACGGAGCATTTATTCAAAGCAGAATGATACAAATTAATCCTATGGTGTACGCTTTGTTACAAGGGCACATATCAGATCACATATCTTTTAAAGCACAAGGAGAAGTTGGTGCAATGATAGCTGAATCTGAAGAAATGAATATGATGGCTCAAGAAGATCCAGCAGGATTTGAAATACAATTTAATTCTATGGTTGCAAAACGAATTGCAGAATTAACAACACAGCTTATTCAAGCAGAAGGTGGTACACAACAACAAGATCCACTAGTAGCTTTGAAACAAAGAGAATTAGATCTTAAAGCTATGGATATTCAAAGAAGAGCTCAAGAGACTCAACAAGATTTAGAACGTAAGGAAATCGAACTTGAAGAGAAATATGATATTGAAAGAATGAAAATGGAAAATCAAGAAGAACAAGCAGCTGAAAGAATGAAAGTTGCTAAAGATAAATTAAAATTAGCAGAACAATCTTTAAGAGCTAAACAAAATGAACCAGCAAAAAAAGGTTAAACTTCCTGGTAAACGATTTGGCCCACCCCCATTAAAAGGACCTGCCTCTCAAGGTTTTAAACTTAAAAAGAAAAAATGACAGCTAGAATAATTTCAAGTTTATTAAAAGAATTTAATGTATTAAAAGAAGGAAGTAGACTTGCACCAGAAACTCAAAAAGGAATTACATCTTTAATAAAAGCAGCTCCAGAATTAAAAACTGGTGAAACAAGAGTCGTAGATGTAATAGAAGATCTAGCTACAAGAGCTAATGTATTAAGAGCAGTTAAAAGAAATCTTCCTAAAACAAAAGAATATATAGGAGTTGATACACCTGAATTTACATCTAAACAACTTGCCACTGCTCCTTTTAACGTAGATCGTAAAAAACAATTTTTAGATATTAAAAAAGAAAAAGTAAGTGAAATAAAGTCATACTTAAAAAACACTATTACGAATATAAAAAAAGGGGTTGGAAGTTTTGAAGATTTATTAAATCCAAAAATTATTGAAAACACGGGCATAGGCGCAAGTTATATAAAAAAAGCTAAAAGGGATTTAGGAGGAACAGGAAATTTACTAGGTGCTGATTTAAAAGAAATTTTTGATTATTTTAAACATTTTGCAGCTAGTGAAAAATTTAAAAAAATGAGAGGTGGTGTGAATTTTAATTTAGATGTAGTTAAAAAATTAAAAGAACAAAATAGAATTCAAAAAATTGGAAGAGTTGGTTCACCGGAAGAAGCTGTAGCAAGATTTTTATATAGGTCTTCTTTAAGTCCTGTTAGTGATGTTAAACTTTTAAATCAAGATGTTGGAAGTAAATTTTCTAAAATGAAATTTTTGTATGGTGGTAGAAAAATTGATTATAAAGACATTAAAGAAGGAGTTAAACAAAACGACCCTTTGTATTCAGAAGTTGTCGATGCTTTTAATTACAAAAGAGAAGCTTTAAAAACTAAAGTAATGAATCCAAAAACAGGTATGTTAGAACCATTAAATAAAGCCTCCTACGATGTTTTAGGGACAAGAGCAAGTGGTTTATTTCATATGAGTCATATTTATGATGTAGGAAGAACTCCTTTACAACATATTCAAGTTACTTACGGACCATACAACGTGCAATTGCAAAATTTGTTAAAAAACATGAAAAAAGGAGATGTAGAAAATTTTTTAACAAACGCTAAAAAGAAAAATGTTGCTAATCCCTTAGCTCCAGATTATATTAAAATACCACCACAAGAATTTGCAAATGAAGCAGCATTAAAATTAAATGAATTTTATAAATTGAAAAAAAACAATAAAAATATATCTTGGGATGTATTCTTAAAACTCAAAAGAGGGGGAATCGTTGATCTCATACGAAAAATTAACTAAAGAACAAAAGCTAATATTTCTTGCTGGAGTATTTGAAGGTGAAGGATCATTTGGTTTTTGGGGAAAGCTATTAAGAAATAATAGATTTTTTAA